TGTGCAACAATACATACCTGGCAACATTGTGTCGTTTGTGGGAACAGTTGTGGATGGATGTATTGACATTGACCTGTGCTATGACATCGAAAGTGATGCTTTTCCGTATGTGCCAGAAACTGGGTTGAGTTTTCCAAGTAAATACAGTTTCCTACAACAACCGGTAACGGATCATTTGCAACGATTTTTTGATGTTGCCCAGTTAAACAATGTTCCGTTCATGCTTGATGTTGTGGTTGATGCAAATGGTCAGTTTTATTTTATAGATTTTGCCGCAAGGTTATCCATGGGCGGACTTTTGTTGATGCCATATGGTGGCGAAGAAAATTACGTAAGCAAAATGCTGTCAAGAATGCATCAAGAACAATTTGTTATAAATTTAACTGGCGCAGTTTTGTTTAGGCAATTGGGATTGCCATGCGGAGACATCAAAGAGATTTCCTGCAAGAATTCCGAATTAGCTGCCAAGTTAGAGTTACCAAAACAAGTTGTTGTGGCTGATCATGACAATTGTGTTTATCCTAACGGATATGCAATTGTTATCGGAGATAACCGTGATGAAGTTGAAGATAAATTTAGGAAATGCATTGACAGTATCAGTGTTGAGTATTACAATACATGATTGCTGATAGACATAATTATACAACATAGGACAAAAAATGAGCCAAGCACAATACAATCTCGCTACCAAAACAGACTATCTACATCGCAAGATGTTTTTGGATCCTGCTGGTCCTGTAACCATTCAGCGATTTGAAGAAGTCAAATACAACAAACTGGCCAAGTACGAACAAGAAGCTCGTGGTTTCTTTTGGGTGCCAGAAGAAATTTCATTGAGCAAGGATGCTAATGACTTTAAAGAAGCATCAGACACAGTCAAACATATCTTTACCAGTAATCTCTTGCGCCAAACAGCACTAGACAGCTTGCAAGGCCGTGGACCAGCACAGGTGTTTACTCCTGTAGTGAGCATTCCAGAACTGGAAGCACTAATGTACAACTGGAGTTTCTTTGAAACCAACATTCATAGCCGCAGTTACAGTCACATCATTCGTAACATCTACAATGTGCCCAAGGATGTGTTTAGCACCATCCACGACACCAAAGAGATTGTGGACATGGCATCAAGTGTGGGTCGCTATTACGATCACTTGCACATGGTCAATTGTGAAAAAGAACTGGAAGTTCCTGTAAAGGATCATGGGCATGTCAAAGCCATTTGGATGGCACTCAATGCAAGCTATGCATTGGAAGCATTCCGCTTTATGGTATCCTTTGCTACTAGTTTAGCAATGGTAGAGAACAAGATCTTCATTGGCAACGGCAACATCATTCAGTTGATTCTACAAGATGAAATCCTACACAAGGAATGGACTGCTTGGATTATCAACCAAGTGGTGAAAGAAGACCCTCGCTTTGCTCAAGCCAAAGCAGAGTGCGAAGCCGAAGTGTATCAGTTATACTTGGATGTAATCCGTGAAGAAAAAGAATGGGCAGACTATTTGTTCAACAAAGGGCCAGTGATTGGCCTCAACGCACAGATCTTGAAAGACTTTGTGGATTACACAGCAGCCAATGCACTGAAAGAAATTGGCCTCAAGTACCAAGAGCCTGCACCACGCTCTACACCTATCCCGTGGTTCAACAAGCACGTGGACACCAGCAAGAAACAAACTGCCCTGCAGGAAAACGAATCAACCAACTATGTTATTGGCGTGATGAGTGATGCTATCGACTACGACGAGTTACCAAACCTATGATCAACGACAAATGGTTCCAGCCGGGTGGGTTTGAAACCTACAAGCACCCAACCCCTATCAAGTATGAAACAGCAACCGATAATGGTACAATAGACACACTAGAAGGTCCTGTCGCCTACACAGTGGGTCACAAGATTATCACTGGTCCTAAAGGCGAGCGGTATCCTGTTAGTCCTATTAAGTTTAATGCCTACTATGACGACAACGGTGATGGCACTGCTACACCTAAGAAGATTATGAAAGTAGCAAAACTTGCTGACCATGACGGTGTTGTTCGAGCGTCATGGGGTAACTTAGAATACACTCGCGGCAATGACTACATTGTTCGACACGGTCCTGGTGACTATGGTGTTGTAAAAACAGATATTTTTGCCAAGACTTACGACAAATCAAAAGAAGGAAAATAAAATGAAAGCAATTGTATGGTCAAAAGACCAATGTCCTTACTGCGACCAAGCCAAGGCGCTACTGAAATCACGCAACATTGAATTTGAAGAACGCAATATCATGCATGGGTGGACACGAGAACAACTATTAGAAGCAGTACCAAATGCTCGCACAGTACCACAGATCTTTTTAGATGATGAACTTGTGGGCGGGTTCACAGAACTCAGAACAAAACTAACAGAAAGCAAATAATGGAAATTGGAAAAGTTTACACATTCAAACTGAACTCAGGCGAGGAAATGATTGCCAAAGTTGTGGATGCTGGTGAAGGTTATGCCATGTTACAGGACCCTGTAAGTGTGGCTCCTGGCCCTCAAGGCATGGGACTTGTGCCATCAATGTTTACCGCAGATCCTGACAAAAATCCCCGGCTAAATATGAATTGTGTTGCTATCTCTGCATTAACAGACGAATCAGTTCGTATGAAATACATCGAAGCAACCACAGGCATCAAAGTGCCAGAAAAGCGAATTTTAGTAGGATAAAATGCCAGCAGTACAACGAGTAGGTGATGCAGACGGTGCAGGAGGAGTAGCCAGTGGTGGCGTTGGTTCAGTGCGAGTCAACGGTCGAGCAGTAATTGTTGATGGTAACTCTGTAAGTGCTCACCCCTGTTGCGGTCAAAGAGGTTGCCCACCTATTCATTGTAGTGCTGTCACAGCTGGCGGATCAGGCTCAGTTAGGGCTGGAGGCATTCCTGTAATTTACACAGGTGCCGGTGACACTTGCGGCCATGCTAGAGCTGGTGGATCAGATAACGTTAGAGTGGCAGCATAATGGCACAAGGTATTTTAACACCGTTGCAGTTGACAGCAGCCTCGGCCTTGTTGGCCAACACTGGCATTGATCCATTGCCAGCTGCACTGACCACTGCGGTTGCATCATTTAATACCGGATCACCAATCCCAAATTTTCTCACGGCTGTAGCCAACTACACTGCTGCATCATTTGCTAATGCAACAACACTGTCATCATTGTTGACCATTGGCAACACAAACATTCCTGCATTAGGCGACAGTATTCCTGCGGCCTTTACCAATCTTACTCCTGTATCCACTGTGCCTGCAGGATTTGCGGGGTTAATACAACAAACTGGAAACAACTATCTTGGTAACAGCGATGTTGGTCGATTCTCACAAGGCTTCATGGCAGTACAAGGTTACATCAACACAACCAATCAGTATATTAATTCTGCTGTAAACGCACAAACTTATCTTGGTCCCACATTCACCAACATGGATACCTTGACAACCAACAGCATCAATGATGTGAATCCAGAGTTTGGAAACTTTGCCACAGACTTGACCAATCAAGGTAATTTGACCAACTTGAATGATCTTCGAATGTATGGCACACCAGCCGGACTATTGCGTCAATTGGCTGCAGAAGGCAACATGGTAGGCGGTGTGTTTGGACCTGTACAAACGCCATTGTTGGCTGCAGGATTGTCAACTAACAATATTCAGACTTTGTTGACAGGTGCAGACACAGTGTCAGAAAACGAATATTTACGTTTACAACAGTTGGCCTATCAAGGTATGACCAATGTTACTGGCACAGACCTAGACCAAGTTTTGAGTATATTGGAAGTTACCACACCTAATATTACCAGTATGGCTGACTTGTTGGATCAAACCAAGATATTTCCCAACAGCTATACCACATTACAAACACCCAGTCCCGTGGGTCCAGTTCCGGTATACGGACCAGACGGCAGTGTAAACATGAACTTGGCCGACAATGTGTCAGCATATCTGGCAGCTCCTAATGGGTGTGAAGATTTAGGCAAAGTAATTCCTCCGGCACAAGCAGTAAGTAACAAGGCTGTGCAAGTGGCATTTGAACAAGTTACCAACGTAACCAATACCACATTGCCTGCGTTGGCTGCAACAGTCAACACCCTGCCAAGAACTCCTTGGAACATTAACACAACTTATTTGGCCAACGATCTAGTGGCCAATGCGCCAGCAGTAAATGGCCTGGCACAGTTGAGCCCAGACACGGTTTTTTATCGTGCTCAGCAAGACGTACCAGTTGGAACAAGTATCAATGATACCAGCTATTGGTTGCCTACTACCGCAGGATGTGGATTGAGCACTATGTCTGGATTGCCACTGATACAAGCACAAACATCAGCTATTGATTCTTCGGTAGCTTCGTATTTTTCCAATAATTTAGCAACTGGGTCAGGACCTGACGGAACCATTACCACTTGTGATGTGATCGGTACTGCTATTGACAGCGGCAATATTGCCGCACAACTGGCCATTGCCACTTCGGCCATGGCCAATATTGTGACCCTAGACGCCAGTAACATTGCCAACATTAATTCAGCCTACCTAGCCATAGCTGGTGCAGCCAATGCCACAGTGGTAGTTGCCAACATAACCAGAGCTAACGGCAACATCACTAACATTTACAACAACGCCAACACTCAAGTTGTGTCCAATGTCGCAACATTAAACACAGCATGGTCCGCCATTGCCAATGTGCTCAGCACAGAAAAAACATACCAAACATCCGCTGGCATTGATTACACTAATCTTCAGTCAGGTGAAAAGGTCAGCACAATGAGCTTTGTGCAACAGTTGCCCATTTATGGTACTCAAACCAGTTCATGTGGTCCTGCTTACTTTCTTGAACAAGTGGCCAATACCAGCATCATTGGCGGCCAAGCTATCATTGGCGCCATGCGTGAAGGTAAAAACAATCAGTGCCTAGGAGAGGCAAGATTGAACGTTAATACCACCCCTGGCGCCATCCCAGCAGTGACCCCTGTGCCTGCTGTGACTCCTGTATACTAAAGTATACATTTTTTCTGGTTGACCGATAAAGGCCGTGTCTGCTATAATTAGGGCATGTGGACCAAAATGCAACGCCAAATACAAAAGTACTACTATCGTACTAATTTTACGGTAGTAGAACTCCTAGTGATTGTAGGGTTATTATTTTGGTTGACCAGAAAAGCCGTTTTTGCTATAATTTAGGCATAGTAAGCAACAAAGGAGCCCCAAATGACCCAGATGTCCAAGATCCAGCAAGTCAACTCTGCAATCATGTTTGGTGAGTTTTCAAACACTGAACTCGACAGCATCCTCAGTGCAGTGCAATTTGCCAAGGCCAGCCTGCGCAAACACAATATCCGTCAGTTCGCCAAAGGTGACACAGTGAAATTTCACAGCACCAAACGTGGCATGACCATGTCGGGCACTGTGAGCAAGATTGCCATCAAGTATGTTACAGTGAGCACCCCACAAGGCTTGTGGCGTGTGCCTGCTAACATGTTGGAGGCAGCATGACATTTCGACGCTGGTTAAATCAGCGTTGGTATGCTCACTGCCTTGAAATAGAAGAATGGACTGGCCGCATGCCGCCCTATCCAATGTCTGAATATTTTGCCAAATACAAATATTGGCTTAAACGAGAATACCGTCATCAACAAGGAGAAAACTATGGGTCTTGATATGTATGCCTATGTGGCCACCCGTGAAGGTCAGCAACGCGAATACTACGATGGTGCTGAGTGGGACGAAACCACCAAAGATCTTGTGAATACAAAAGTGAACAAGCCGCGTGAAATTGCCTACTGGCGCAAGCATCCTAACCTGCATGGCTGGATGGAACGGCTGGCAGAACAAAAAAAATTAAGCTATGATAGCTTCAACGGCATCGAAATGGAACTCACTCCCGAGGACTTGGATGAGCTTGAACGAGCAGTCACACACCATCAACTGCCGGCTACATCAGGTTTCTTCTTTGGCAACAATTCGGACCAACACTACTATGACAGTGACTTGGCGTTTATCAAGGCCGCCAGAACAGAAATGTTCATGGGTTTGAAAGTGTTTTATAACTCATCGTGGTAAGGCGTTAAGTATATGAATGAAACTGATTACAGCAACTCAAGATTTGAGGGCGTAGTGGCCGCTGGCTGGATACGCGATCTCGAAAGTTCGGACAGTCGCATTCACAAAGAGAAAGTGATTGAAAAAGCCCTGATGGCCGCAAAGTTGGGCAGTGCCGATGCACAGTGTTTCTTGTTCAACTGCTATCAAGCCTACAATCCATTCTATGTGTTTGGCATTAGGCAAGTGCCAGAAACTACGGGCCTTACTGGCCGTAACAATCCTTGGACACAGTTCTGGGCCATGTTAGAATCCCTGCGCACTAGATCAATCACAGGCAATCGTGCTAGAGAAGCCATTGAGCAAATGAGTCAGCAGTTTGACTCTGAAGAGTGGAACATGTTAGCTCGCCGTGTGTTGATCAAGGACCTGCGATGCGGCATCAGTGAAAAGACCATCAACAAGGTTGTGGGCAAAACTGACTACCGCATTCCAATTTTTTCGTGCCAACTGGCACAGGACTCTACGGATCATCCCAAGAAAATGAAAGGCATCAAGCGCCTGGAATGCAAGTTGGATGGCGTGCGTGTGTTGGCAGTTCTTAGTGGGCGCACGGTCACATTGTACAGCCGCAATGGCAAAGAGTTTGAGAACTTTCCGCAGATTGCTGATGCCATTGAAGATGCTTGGCAGCACTTCCAACTCGGTGGGCGTGGCACAGATAGACATTATGTGTTGGATGGTGAGATTGTGGGCGAAAGTTTCCAACAGCTCATGCGCCAAGCACATCGCAAATCAGATGCCGAAACCACAGGCATGGTATATCACATTTTTGACATCATTCCACTTGATGCCTTCAAAGAAGGGCATTGGAATGTACAGCAGTACAAGAGACTGGAATGGTTAGAAGCGGCTCGTGCTGGCTTGGAAGAAACCACATGTCTGCGTATCATGCCTGGATTGGATGTAGATTTGGACACAGCCGAAGGGCATGATATCATGCAACGCTATGCCGAAGCCGCTGTGGAAGGTGGCTTTGAAGGCATCATGATCAAGAGCCTGGATGCACCTTATCAGTGCAAGCGGTCGGACTCGTGGATGAAATGGAAGCCCACCATTTCAGTTGATTTGAACATTGTGGGTTTTGAAGAAGGAACTGGTAGGAACAAAAACCGGTTGGGTGCTATAATCTGTGAAGGAGATGACAATGACCGTAGAATTTGTGTTAATGTTGGCAGTGGGTTTAGCGATACTCTTCGTGATGAGTATTGGGCCAGTAGGGATCAGTTACTTGGTCACTTGGTTGAAGTCCAAGCGGACGCAGTTACCCAAAACCAAGACGGAACCTACTCACTCCGATTCCCCCGGTTCTTGAGGTTCCGTGACTTTGAAGCAGGCAATAAAGTATGAAAATTGGATTGAGCTATAGTCGATGTGTTCGAGACATTGTGCAAGGTCGCGTGGACATAGACAATGTGTTGGTGCTAATCTCTCGCACAGACTTTGACCCGCATGACGACAAGCAGTGGGCGGATATCTGGTTTGGCTATCGCTACGGATTAAATCCTCAGTGGTGGGATTGCAGGGATCAGGATGAGGGTCACTATCGACAAGTTAGTATCGAACTTTGGGAAACTGGCCGGTTTCATCAGCCACGCAAGTTTGGAACTCGTCCTGCTCGCCGTTCTGAGATTTGGCTGGAAGCAGTGTTGCCGGACAGTGAACTTGAATCTCGCCCGGCAGTGAAAGATGCCTGGGACAAATTCCAAATGGTCGCTGGATTGACCAATGTCAAACTGGATCGAACTTATTCGTAATTTAACTTAGGAGATTCCCATGTGGAAACTTGTAATCCCTGCACTAGCAGTGGCTCTAACAGGATGTGGTGGAGGCAGTGGCAGTGGCAGTTCCGGCAATAGCACGCCAGCCACTTCTATACTTGTGGCAGCTGGCACAATATCAACTGTCAGTAACTTTATACCTAGTCTAGCTGCCGGCAATTTTGACAATACTGGTGATAGCTATGTTATAGTCAGTGGTTGGTTAGCCAACAGCTCACCAACATCTACAGTTAAAATTTATCGATTGTCTGGCACTGGCCCGAGGCCTCAATGGGGCACAGGCACAATTACAGATGCCACTGCTGATGTGTTAGGCAGTGAGTTTGCTTGGTCAGTTAATTATCCGCAAGTAGCCGACTTCAATCGAGACGGCATTGATGACATTTTTTTTCCGGGATTTACTGACGGTCCTAACTTGTCCCAAAATAATGCATCAGTGGTTTTTTTAAGCAGAGCCGGACAAAGCCATAAACGAGTGGACTTGGCTGGGCTTACTTGGAATCACGGAACCACTGTGCTGGACGCCAATCAAGATGGTTGGTTGGATGTGATCAACAGCAATGGTGAAATGTGGATAAACACACAGGCAGATGGATTTACCTATCGAGCTAAAGATACTTTTCGCACTATCAAACATCCTCTTGCTGGTGCCGGAGTGTGTGCAGGAGACTTAGATGGATCTGGTGACACACAAGTGGTGCTAACTGACCAAACAGGACTTCAAGCCAGTCAATTGATCTACAAGTTAAACGCCAATATGGAGCCTATCTATCAGGGTGCATTGCCAGTGCCGTATTTTGACAAAAATAATACTGATGCCACAGTGAATCGAAGTCATGATGTAAGCTGTCAGATTGTGGATGTGAATGGCGACGGACGGCAGGATGTTGTGGTGATCAGTTATCTTCATGACAATACAGTGACCAGAACAATTGGTGCTCAAAGCATGGTGCAAATCTACTACAATCTTGGTGGTTATGTGTTTAGTGATGCAACAGACGTCAGCATGTCAGGATATAACCAAGGTGCCGTGGCTAGTTATACTCCTAAAATTGTAGACTTCAATGGTGATGGGCATGCAGACATTTGGTTGATGAATACCAACCGTGCAGAAAGCGGCAATCAAGTTTGGCTAAATGATGGCACAGGAAAATTCAAACAAAGCCGCAAGCAAGACTTCAACACCCTGACCAGCCTACATGCTGTGTTAAACAGTGTAGAATCCAATACTAGTGGTATCATGTTGCCAGTGCAGATTAACGACAAATGGAATTTTATTATAGCCACAGTGTCTGGAATTAAGAACACAGTATACGTGGCGTATGCTAGAACACAATGGAGTTTTCAATGAAAAAGATTTATTACGAAAAAAAGGGACGCAGGTATGTGCCTGTGAGTGAGTACGACAGTGAATACTTGGACAGTTTTTCTAAAGGCACACACATTGTGATGTGCTACCCGGGTGGACAAAGCCGCCGGTACAATATTGATCCCAACCACGCCGCAATGATTGCGGCTGGACGTTTAGCCGAAGATGGCATATGCGAAGCCATGCGCAAAGCCAGCGAGATGCGGCCACAGCGTACACCTATTACTCCTGGACAAAAGAAAGCCTGGGAAAAATTGGCAAAAGAGTTTGGTGATGGCCTGGCCGCACTGACCATGGGCAGTGCTCGAGATCATGCCGAAGCAGGTGTCAACGCCATGATGGCAGAAGCAGACAAACTGATGAGTCACCCGGCTGTGCGTGATGCATACGAACAGTTTCAAACTGTGTGCAATCTTGTCAAACAAAAGCAAAACACTTGACATCCACGTCGAGTGTTGTTATAATTACTGTGCATGATCAAAGAGATGGGGTAGTCTAATGGTGGGGCGGGGTGAATCGATAACCTGGGCCTGCTTGGACCGTGGCAAGTTAGACTTAAATCCTGTAGGTTGCGACAAGGACCTCGATCTTAGGATCAAAACCAGGCTGATACCCTGGGAGTATGCCGAGAGGATAAATCTGGAAAGGTTAGAAATGACTGTCAAAATTGAGGGCTCTGCGTTGAGTATCCCTGAGTCACTTGACTCGCTTGAAATAACGCCTTTGGTCATGCACCGTATTTGGTTTCGATTGCATACTACTAAAGAATGGTATGCAGTCATGAACGAGGCTAGAGCCATGTTTGGAAAAAACTGGCGCACTCAAAGCAGAGTAAAACGCAGATTAGAACACACCACATTGTGGGGAATTTCGTTGCAACCAGTGCCGGTTTGGTTCGAAGTGCCAGATCAGACCTTTGCCACATGGGTGGCAGTAAAGCATGCGGTGATTGCCATGCCGCCGCCCGGTAAATAATTTTTATGATATTTGGATTTGCAATTCTCGCCACCGCATTACTCTTAAGCGCCGTAGCAGCCTGGTACTCGGTAGCCGGATTGGTGGCCATCTTTAGTGCGGCCGCTATTCCGGTTATTATCATGGGCGGTAGTTTAGAACTAGGCAAAATTGTTGCCACTGTATGGTTGCACAACAACTGGCAGCGTGTGGGCATCATGTTCAAACTGTATTTGGTACCAGCCATAGCATTCTTGATGATCTTGACCAGCATGGGTATTTTTGGATATCTATCTAAAGCACACTCAGATCAAAGCCTAGTGTCAGGAGATGTTGTTGGCAAGATTGCAATATATGATGAAAAGATCAAAACAGCAAGAGATAACATAGATGCGAACCGTAAGGCGCTTAAACAGATGGACGAGGCTGTGGACCAAGTTATGGGCCGAAGCCAAGATGAAAAAGGTGCAGACAAAGCAGTTGCAATTCGAAGAGGGCAACAAAAAGAACGTGCTCGTCTCCAAACTGAGATCTCCGCCGAACAGAAAATTATTAGTCAACTATCTGAAGAGAGGGCGCCTATTGCCGCCGAGGTCCGAAAAGTGGAGGCAGAGGTTGGACCAATAAAATACATTGCGGCCCTGCTGTACGGAGATAATCCAGATGCCAATCTGTTAGAACGTGCAGTGCGTTGGATGATCATAATGATTGTGCTGGTATTTGATCCCTTGGCCCTGACATTGATTCTAGCCGCCAACAAACAGTTTGAATGGGCACGACAAGGCACCGGCGGCTTTGTGCATGACGAACCCCGTTACGAACCAGACGACGGCCCACTCTCTGAACAACAACTTGAACAGATACAAGCCAGTGTGGAACTACCAAAAGATCCACATCCGCCGGGTTGGATGTTTGATAAGAAAGAAGATGAACGACCATGGAATGAACGCTATCCGTATTTGACTTGGCCGTTTGTGCATTTTAAAGATCTCAAGCCCATGGTGGCTCCTGATCCTGTTAACGAAGATCAAGCAGCAATGTCCATTCGGCCGCCAGAAGAAATTCCAGGCGTAGAACTCCGTACCTGGACTGAGAAAGAAATTGAAGCATTAGATACAACTATTGATGAAGTTGAAAAAGCAGCCGTCAAGGCCTGGAAAGCTGCCAACCCTGACAATACCATCAAAGCACAACGAATCAAATTAATCCGTGGACAAATTACCAAACTACCATGGCATGATCCAAAATACACACAATCAAGTTTTGGCAATCAGTTTCCACAAAATCCAAGCCGCGGTGATACCTTTGTAAAAACCGATCGCATGCCTCCACAGTTGTACAAATTCAACGGAGACGAGTGGATTATTATTGACAAAAACTCTACAGATAACTATACTTACGACACAGCATACATTGATCATCTCATTGACAAAATTGCCACTGGTGAATACGATCCAGATTTGTTGAGTGACATTGAGAGAGAACAAGTAGCAGAGCGTCTTAAACAAACCAATACCAACGCATGAAACAATCCGAAAATTTAGATAATTGCAGTTTTTGTCACAAACACAAGGATGCAGTGGTTAAATTGATAGTAGGCGAAGATGTCGCTATCTGTAACGAATGTGTGGAACTTTGCCAAACTCTTTTGGTAGACGAACACATACTCACTCCTGTAGCGCAGACTATTAGTCTTGATCCGAGAGCTATTTTAAAACATCTTGACCAATATGTTATAGGACAAGATCGAGCCAAGATGGTATTGAGTGTGGCCATTGCCAACCACTACAAGCGCATACGCAACCAGGACAAAAATACCGAAATTGAAAAAGCCAATATTCTTATGTTGGGCCCTACAGGGTCAGGCAAAACATTGTTGGCACGATCAGTAGCAAGATACTTGGATGTGCCTTTTGTAATTGCTGATGCAACCAGTTTAACTGAAGCAGGTTATGTAGGTGATGATGTTGAAAGTTTGATTTCACGACTGTATGCAGCCTCGGGCAATGATGTCGAAAAGACACAACGCGGTATTGTGTTTGTGGACGAGATAGACAAAATCAGTCGGCGCTCAGAAAGTCAAAGCATCACAAGAGATGTATCTGGCGAGGGTGTGCAACAGGCCTTGCTCAAGTTAGTAGAAGGCACCAAATGTAGAATCACACCCACTGGTGGCCGCAAACATCCCAATGGCGAAACTGTGGAAATTGACACCACCAACATTTTGTTTATTGCTGGTGGTGCGTTTGTGGGTCTAGATAATATTGTGAAGAATCGCATTCGTGGCACATCTATTGGATTTCAAGCTGAAGTGTCAGTAGATCGTGCTGGCGACCTTGATCAAGTAACCCCCGATGACTTGGTTAGGTTTGGCATGATCCCGGAGTTTGTGGGACGTTTTCCAAGCTGGGTTGCATTAAACGAACTTGCGTTAGAAGATTTAATATTGATTCTGACAGAAATCAAGCACAGTTATGTAGAACAATATCAGTGGCTGTTTGCACAAGATAACATTAATTTGGAATTTAATAAATCTGCACTAGAACAAGTGGCCAAAAATACCCTAAAAAACAAAACAGGAGCACGTGGCCTGCACAGCGAACTAGAACGTGTGCTACTACCACACATGTTTAATCTAGCACGTTATAAAGAGCAGGGTGTTGACCAAGTAAAAATCACCGATGACCTGGTAAATACTCCTACAGAATTAAAGGCACCCAATGAACAAATTGCGAGGAAGGTCGGTAATAGTCGCTGATGGTAATGTAGAAAAAGCTCTGCGTAAATTTAAGAAAAAAATTCAAGTATCTGGCATTCTCAACGATCTGCGTGATCGTGAATTCTACACCAAGCCCACTACTGCTCGCAAGCTCAAACGCAGTGCTGCCAAAAATCGCTTGCGCAGACAACTGGCCGAGCAAGCCCTGCCTAAAAAACTGTACTAATGTATATTGAGTTTCAGTTGTCCTCAGACTTAGTTCGAAACAAACTGAATGCATGGGCAGTAAAATACAATATCAAATATCGTACTAAAGTATTCAAATATACCTTACGGGTTACATTTGATTCGGATGAATCTTACACACTATTTGCAATGACGTGGGTGCCACACCCAGACCATCCAGAATGGACAAGTTACCGCTTGATAACTGACCTAAATAATAAAATATAATTTTTTTTCGTGTATAATAAATAACAATGTAGTGCCCATAGTGGGGCTACATTACAAGTCATCTTGCTTATATAAAGGAGAAAACAAATGACAAAAACTCTCACCCTTCGGTCTTTCGACCTTCCTGCACTCACCAAATTTGGTATCGGTTTTGATAACATGTTTGATGAACTCATGCGAGTAAGTGCTCAACAATCCTCAACAAACTACCCACCCTACAACATTGTGCAAATCAATGAAGATGAGTACATGATCAGTCTTGCGGTGGCTGGCTTTGGCCTGGATAATCTTTCAGTTACCAAGGACAAAAAGTTCTTGATCATTGAAGGCAAAGAGTATCAACCAGATAGCGAAAAGATTGTGCCAAACTATCTGCACAAAGGCATCAGCAATAGAGATTTCCGTCGTGAATTTCAACTTGCAGACCATGTGGAAATCAGCAATGCTCACCTTGAACTTGGTATCTTAAGCATTTACTTGAAACGTGAAGTGCCTGAGGACGCCAAGCCAAAGACCATTGCGATCACCTACACTTCCTAATATAATAGTGTAAATACAGTGGCAGCAATCCTGCTGCCACTGATTGTATAGCAAAGCAAGGAATAGAAATGGCACAGAGCGATACCCGCACACGAATCAAACCATCAGAGGCCGTAAAAGAGCCACCTATGTTTCGCGTGGTTTATTTGAACGACAACACAACTTCCATGGAGTTTGTGGTTGAAAGTTTGGTTGAATATTTTGAATACACTCCCGAAACCGCAGAACAAATCACCATTGACATTCACGAAGAAGGCTCTGCTTGTGTGGCAGTGTTGCCTTATGAGATTGCCGAGCAAAAAGGTGTTGAAGTTACTGTGAGTGCTAGATCACAAAACTACCCGCTCCAGATCAAACTGGAACCTGAAACAGTTCAATAATCAACAACCACACGCAGTGGATGATACACATGCTGTGACCACGGTGTTTGGCCTTGCCCACGACAGTTGTTGACATAACGAACACCATCTCGATACTGATCAACTTTGCCGTGATAGTGGCCGAAACACCAAGTATCAATTTTGTGTTCAGTATCCATGTTTAATGCATTTAACATGTGCCTGTTGCCCATGACATTGAATTTTAACTTGTTGGCCAGATCAATATCATGTGCAATCAATTCGGGCATGGGTACAGTGTGTGTGGCTATGACTATTTTCTTAACGTCTCTATGTGTTTGTAATCGCTTTACACTGGCTATCAAGTAATTGGCATCAGTAGTACTGGCTCGACGTATAGCATTATAGTTGTCGTGCGTGTAAGAATATCTCTCGCACCACCAATCTCTAACTGCTTCAGGATCAATTGTGTTGTCAAAATCAAATCCCCACCATCCATTTGTTCCTAGTATAGCCACACCGTCGATTACAACTACATTATCTTGTAAATACACCACATTGGGAATTTGTGCAATTCGTTGAGACATGTTCTGATAACTCAGTACAAGATCGTTAAAAAAAATCACATGCTCATCATTGCCATCAACATAAAACACAGCTTGGTAGCATTTTCCCAAATGTTCAAGAGTATTATACAGCAGATTTCTGTTTTCGCACACATCACCAATTACCACACAATATGGACTGGTAGGTTGACCAGACCAATCGAACTGGGTATCCCAAGTATCTACATGTAAATCAGAAATTAAATCAAAGGCAAGTTGCATGATACATATTTAAAAGGAACTGACCATGAACATAATATTTGGAGATGCTGTTAATCAAGTATCCAACACTCACACCATTTTAGAACTAGATACATTCAAGTTGATGCCGTCTGGCCAATTGGTAAAAACATATTGTGTGATTAATAGTGTACCGTTGGCAGAGTTTCCCCGACTGGACGCAAATAAATACATACATCAACAGTTGATAGAACAATATCAGCAACAAAATTGGGAATTTTGTCGTAGTGCATTGCATTCATTGACAGGTTGTTGGAATGGGGAGATGGATACTTTTTATCAACATCTTGCTGACCGAATTGATGAACATGCTACCAACCCTCTAGATGAAAATTGGGACTACACAATCACGCGAGAACAGACTGTTTAATCTTTGAAAACCCACAATCAACATTGATTTTAAATTCATCAACTACTTGATTGAAAAATTCTTTGCTAAAAAATCTGTCTTTGTTAAATTTGCAAATGTCTTTGAGTTGGTGATGTAACTTCTGTCTGTTGATAGTTCAGACAATGATTTCATGAGATCAACCACAGCCTCAAGTCTCTGCACAGGATCTTGTATGCAATCGTAACTCTCATCAAAATAATCGCCAAATGTTCGAAACCCGTAGCGTTTTAGATATTCCAAACTGCCCGGGGTACTGACCAAAATAAACGGCTGTCCACAAGCAATTGGTCTAAGAGTTTTCTCTGTAAGATGCCACTTGGTATCATCAAACACTGTTTCTAATACAACTTCTATTAGAGTTTGATTGTAATCCAAACTGGTATAATCTGCGCTGGCTACAGAATCAAAATTTGTCGGCGGAAAATATTGATCTAGATCAGTTCGTATGGGGTCAAATGCAGGATTGGCAAACTTATGTTGCAACCAGTGTTGTCCAGAGTCTTCTGGATTAAATGTCAATTGGCAGTGATCTTGAAGATTTCGATTTAACACCAATTCTGTAAATTTAATTCGGTATTCTCTTAGTCCAGACCAAGCACGATTGTAAATTAAAAATGTTTTTTGAATTGATTTTGGGTTAGCAAACACTGGCCCAATCTCAGCATATCTAAACCAGTCTCTTGCAATTACAGCATGACTCCACCAGTATACACCAACTGAATAATGTTGCTCAAACCATGCTACATCTTGACTGTTCATCTCTGAATGCAACATCAAACTTTGATTATAAAACTTGGTGGATGTTACTACATACCGTCTTGTTGCTATTTCAAAAATTGAACACAACAGTTCAGGGCTGTTTGTAAACTTTGCTGTCAACAAGTCATAATCTTTATAATTTAAAGTTTCTTGGTCATGACAAAACATCTTTATGTATTGATTC